TCTTTTTAAAATATTCAATGTCTGTAATTTCTCCCAGGTTTTGTCCTCCTGGAAGAGTAGAAATTTCAGTTCCACGTCCTCCTTCTCTTCTAGGCAGCCAGAAATCTTCCAGCATAGCCATGTATTTTTTGTCATCACGAATCTCTCCAGTGTTTGCGTCATAAACAAGTTTGTTGCGATAACGCATCATGACATCACGCAAGTATTGCTCTGCCTTCATCTTTGGCAGATTACCAACATCGATATAAAAGATTCTACGTTCTGGAGCACGGGACAATCTGTAAATGACCAGTGAATCCTCAATCATTCTAAGTTGATTAAGGGATTTAATTGCCTTGTGAAGATAAGAAAGGGTTGATCCTTTGTTACGATCTACAAGTCCAGATGTGCAATATGTAACTGCATCTCTTGCAATTTTAATTCCTTGAGTTGCTCCAGTTTGTGCTGGATTACCTGTAGGATATGTGGTTTTTGGATTATAAATGAAGTATTCTTCGATCTCTGGAAAGTCATAATCCATAGGATTATTACTCTGTAGTCTGACTACACCACTTCCGTCGTTTTTCTTTTTCTTTTGCTGCCTCACATAACGCATTTTCATAGCGTCAATGTAACGCAACTCTTGAATACCCTCTTCGGGTTTCTTTAAGTCAATGATTTTGTGGTAATAAATGCGTCCATCAATGTACCAATTCCTATAGATTTCATGAGCTTTCTTATCAAAATCTAATAGATCAAGAATATATTTGAACTCTTTACGAATTTTAGTTTTAATTCCGTCACTAGCATTGAGATTTGATAGTTCAATTTCAACTGGACTATCATTTGTATCAGAAACAATTGCCTCATTTACAATATCTTCAATAGCGCTGTCTGCTTCTGGATGAAGAGACATCTCACGATATCTTTTGATAAGATCAAATTCGGTGCGATATACACCTTCAATGTCTACATAAGAACCAAAAAAACCACTACTCATATAGTGATCAGCCCCGTCCTCATTATTAGGAGGAACGGGACTGACTGCACTTGGAGATAGTGGTTCGGTGTCCTCAATAGAGAACCCAAATAACTTGGTCATGATTATATGAATCTAAGTTTCCTTAGAGTATTTATCTAGTCAGAGATCAAGCGTTATTACCGGAAGGTCCGTCCTTAGACTCTGGATACCAGTAGTTAACTTGGAATTCTACAGTGAACTCTTCAATGGTATCTGTGGTGTCATAAGAAACATCAATTGCAGAAATATTTGTTGGGAAAATATCTGCAAATTTGTAAACTGCGATAATATCGAGTCCTTCACCTCTAGAATTACCTTCTCCATTACCGACATTGGATGGTAATCTGCCAAGTTGCTTAACAACAGCAGATGCCATGTAAGTATCGGGGGTGGTTCCACCTGATGCCTCTTGGTAGTTAGCAACAAACTGCATCCACTCTTCCATCGTTTGTCTGATGGAGAAATCAGTATCATTAATGATAGTGATTGTCCATGTATCAAAAGTGCGATCTCCAGCAACTTTAAAAGTACGTCCTCTAAATGGAACGTCAATAGAAGCTACGTTTGATGCGGGCAACTGTGCTGCTTTACAAAGATACTTGAAAGTATCACCATCGAGAACAGTAATACCGTCAGGCAGTTCTCCAGGTGTGATCTCGACTTCAAACAAATTAGGGCGGGCACCGCCCCCAGAAAGTCTAGATTTAAAGTCGGTTAGTGAGTGTGCCATTTTTTAATCCTCCTTTTGTTATTTAGATAATATTATCAAACTCTGCCGACCACTTCTTCAAACGAAACACCAGTTCTGGTGGCAACGAATGTGAGAGTGACATAGTTGATGGACTTAGCAGGCTTCAGGAAGATGTCTGCTCTGAACTCATTATTATCAATAACGTCAGGAGTGTTATTTGTAGCATCGCAAACAACGAGGAATCCAAAGAGACCTCTCTTTGCTTGAATGTCACGAAGATAAGGTTCAACGATGTTTCTAAAGTTTGCTCTTGTCAACTCATCATTGAGTTCAAAGAGTTGAGCTTGTGCTGCTCTTTCGAGTGCTTGCTCGATAGTCAGGAACAAACGACGAACGTTGATTCTGTCGAATGCGGAAGCATATCCGAGAGCAGTCTTATCACCGAACAGAAGTGTTCCGATACCAGGTGTGGTGATAAAGGAGTTAATTCTTGCGGGATACAGTCGATCTCTTTGTGCTTTAGTTGGGTTGTATGCAAGTTTAACTGCATTGTTGATAACACCACGTTGCTGTCCAGCAGGTGAGAACCAAGGGTATGCAATGAGGTTAGTACGACACATCAGACCTGCAACGTCTGCGTTAGCAGGAACATAACGGAACTCATTGTTAAATCTATCGTATTGATACTTGTAACCACTATCAAATACTGCATATGATGAAGAAGTCAGTGGTGAGAAGTAGTTAATCAGATTATTGGTCTGAGTTGTTGTGTTGGTTTCACCAACCAGGTCTGTTCTGTGTGGACCAACAACAGCCACGCAATCCTTTCTCTCATTTGCAATTGCAATCAATTGATTTGCTTTTGCTTGAGATTGACTGACTGTCTCACAACCAGGACCCATGATGATATAATCAACTTCAGTTTCATCTTTGTTGTTAAAGAGGTTGTATGAAGTGATCAGGTTAGAAAGTTCTGCCTTCATTCCACCAGTTGCGGAATAATCAACTCCACCACCAAGGGTGTAGTTTACATTACCAACAACTGAGAAGGTAACACCTTGTGCATCCAGACCCCAAAGACCATCTGCAGTTGTTACTGCACTGAAGTCAGTGGCAAATCCTGATGCTCTAGGAGAGGTGCTGTGGAAAGTATCTGCTGCAGAAGAAGGATTAAATCCTGCATAGATGTTTGCAGAGTTGTCTGCGAGATAATCTTTGTAGAAAATTCTCTCAGGAGCATTTACGTTGGAAATTGCATCTTGTGCTTTAGACAGACCTAAATGTGTCTCCAGAATGTTTCCTTTAATTCCAGTGATACCACCGTCATCATCAACAACTGCGACGTGAATACCGTCGTTTTTGCCTTGTCTGTCAGAAACGTATACGTTTGTGGTGGGTCTTGGAGCAAGAGACTTCCAGAAAGTTGTTGCGTTAGTCAGTCCAAGAGTTTGTTGATCGTACCAGTCAACTGCAGTTGCTGGAGTGTAGAAGGTGTCTGTTGTTGGAGTAACTAATCCACCTGAATTGTCAACAAAGTGAATTGGTCCACCAGTTCCGAATGCTGCAAATGATGTTCCTTCTTGATAATCAATCTTAGTTTCAGTTGAACCACCACCAACTGTTTCTACACGGGAAACAACTCTAACGTCAACTTCACTAGAACTACCAGTTGAATCTGTTCTAAGTCCAACAATAATTCCTTTCAGGAATCCATTGAAGGTAGAAGTTGTTCCTGATCCAGGAATTGTAACTCCATTTAAAGTTGCTGTGACACCAAATCCAATTGTTGCCCCAGCACCAACCAAGCTAGTAGTGCTAATTCCAACGGTTTGATCTGCAAAGTCGTCAATTGTGCAAACTTTCAGATTGTTGCCCCAAGAACCAGGGTTCTTAGCACCATAAGTAAAGGTGTTATCTGTCTTATGGTTTTGAGTGTAATCGTCGTAGTTATTGATTACCAGTGAAGTTGTAGAAGCAATACCAACACCAGCATTTGCATTGTTGTGATTTGCATCTCCGGTTCTGACTACTTTCAGAACTCCTCCATAAGAAAGGAAGTTTGAAGCACTCATCCAATACTCATATTGAGTATCGGTAGAAATTGGTTTACCGAACGTACTGATCAGTTCTTGCTCTGTCGTGATGTTAGTGATTTCATCAACAGGTCCAATTTCAAAAGGTCCAGCAATTGCACCAATATTATCTAATACATTATCAGCTCTTCCTACTGTTAGGTCAACCTCCCTGACTAGTACGCCAGGAGATAATTGAGGAGTCGCCATGTTTCTCTCCGTAAGTCTCAGTTTATCTGAAAATATTTATTAAAAGCAGTGTTTTCACAGGGGAAACATGACGTGAACTACCAATCTGGATATTCCCACATATTATTAGACCTTTTACTCTTCATCATTCTCTTTATTGTGCAGTCCTTACATTCATATGAGTATGATGATGCAACTGCACCCCTATCTTTTCTAGTTCGATAGAACCCTTCAATTAAATTTTTTGTCTCACCACAAACTCTACACCTTCTATCTTGTAAAAGAAGGTGTCCGAGTTTAATTTGTCCGTCTAGGTCCATTAAGATAGATACTCCCACATAAAAGACCTATCTCCATATTCATCTGCTTTGAACCAAGTGTCACCTTCAGCATCGGTAAAACTATCTCCACCAAGACCATCATCCATAAATCCGAATGGTGCCATGTCTTGTTCTATCTGATTTTTCTGTTCTTCATATAATCTCTTACGAACGTCCTGGTCTGTCAGTTCTTTGAAGTAGTCCATCTGGACCAACCAAGCATAGATAACCAGACACATTGCCAAGTCATCATTACAACCTTCCTCTGCCTCAAATGAGTTGTGTTTTGAGATAAAGGTTGTCAACTCTGAGATAATCTCATAGTCAGTAAAGATAAGTTTATTTTCTTCGATTAATGTTTTTAAGTTAAGAGATCCAACCTTTTTAACAGTTTTGGACATCTTAACACCAAGTTGTGTTTTCTTACCTGAAAATCCTTGACCAACAATCTGACCTGCTCTACCTCTCATAGAGCACATCAGCAGATTTTGATATTCCAGATCATACTGAAGAATAGATGCAACCTGATCACCAATATCATTTACCTCACACAAGATATATGCACTGTTATAATTTTTTGCTACTTCGTAAATTATATTTGGGAATAGCATTGGTTTAATATCATTGTTCCTATACTTAGCAACAACTCTATGTGGAAACTCAGTGATATCAACTACAACAAATGCAGAGTAATCTTCTCCGACTCCTCTTGCAACGTCAACTGTCATTATATAATCGTGCTTGTCTTTTGGTGGTTCATATACATCTAGTCCAGCATTTCTTTGAACTGGATTTTCATAAACCAATGTCCTGAGTTTACTGGGAGCAATTAGTGTATCAACAGATCCTAAGAACTCACATTCAAACTCAACTTTGAACTGTGCTTCTGATGTGTTCTTGATTGTGGTTGCTTTCCACTTCTCATCACGTCCAGGGACCTCTGACCAGTGAACATCAGTAGGTACGTATTCATTGTTCTGTCTCTCCGCATCATGCCACATACGGTAGAAGTGATTCATACCATGTGGGGTAGATACAATAATTACTTTGGTGTTTTTACCAGAAGTAATAGTAGGATAAACAGAGGCAAAGAATGAGTCAGCAACGTGATTCGGGACAAATGCGAACTCGTCGAGAAAGAGGATGTTAAATGACATACCTCGGACAGCACTCGCAGACGTAGAAGCTGCCAATATCTTACTGCCATTTTCTAACTCCAGAGATCCTTTGTTCCATGATATGATACCTTGCTGCATCCACCTAGGCAAATTTTCATACGCAGTCTGTAACCTTCCAAGAAGTTCTCTGGCAGTTGCTGCTTTGTTTGCAAGAATACCAATGTTCACACTGTCGTTAAAGACAGCATAATGCAAAAGATAAGACACGACTGTAGTGGATTTACCAGTCTGTCGTGGCATCTTACAGATATTAAATCTGTTATTATGAAAGTTGTTAATTAACTTTTCTTGAAAATGATATGGATGAAATTGAGTAAGACCCTCATCCAGAGAAACAATTTTAACAAAATTGTTCGCAAAGTAAACAGGATCTTCCTTACATTTCATAAACTCAAGAACTTGCTCTTGAGTAAATTCAATGGCAGTATTTGCTTTTTTTAGATTAGGATTGCCAAGATATACATTATCACTCATATCCTAACCTCAGCAATTCCACTTTCTAAGAGACTTATTGATTCTGCTATCTGGATCGTTTGCAGTCTTCGATGAAGTCAGTTTCTTTTTCATTCCTTTCATTCGAGCGCAGAATGATGCCCGTCTGGGATTTCCAACCTTCTTGCTTGGTGCCTTAAGGTCGCTTCCTGGATTTTCCTTTTCATAAGACTTGCGTCCTTTTTCGTTAAGTCCTCCAGACTTATTCTTTCCTGCCTTTCGTGTCCATGCTGCTCCTTCTGTGTGGAGAAGTGGTTGTCCTGGTTCATAGTCCGAAACCTTGAAAGTTAGTAGTTTCGCACCGGGATATACTTTAGAAACCTGATATTGAACATCAGATTTTGTGGGTATAGAAGTTTGAGGGAAGAACATTTTCAGCATGTAATACTTACCTCTATAATTGAAATAAGTATCAACAATGTTACCAGTCTTGGCAGGAATTCTTACTGCTTCCTTCACCGTATCTGGACATGCTTTATTACCATGTACTGGACACTCTTCACCTTCATGGTTGTGCATACAACCTTTCTTTTCATCAATCTGCTCAACTTCTTCTTTTTTGACACAGTTTGGATATCTCTTTCCAAACATGGTTTTCATGCCTTTTTTCTCATAACCTTTCCAGCACTTCTCATCAAGAGTGGTTTCCTCTTTTGCTAAGTCACCAAATCTTTCACGATGTTTTCTTAACTTCATTGACTGGTCACGAAATTCTTTCTTTGATTCGTAACCACTCTTTTTAGAACCATCTTTAATGGAAGATCCTCTACCTAAAGATTTACGTTCAGATGACTGAGAAAGTTTAGTTTTATCACCGTATTGTGTTTTAAACTTTTCATCAATTTCAAATTCTTCCTTCTTCGTCTTATTTCCCCAATTTGCTGCACCAACTTTTCTACATTTGACCAGTGCTCCCGATGCATATGCACTTGGCCAAACTGAATAACGTGACTTGACTTTATGATAGCAAGCATCTTTCTTGCCTTCTTCAATATCAATCTCGTCACCAACTTCTACATCGTTTTCTGCGAACCATCCACGGTTTACTTCTAATGCACACAGTACTTCTCCTTCCGAATATACTGGATTCTCGTCAAATGGTTCTAATTCTTTAATGCTTTCGATTGTTCCATCCTCTCTAATGAAAGCAATATCGAGAGGAATTCTTGTTTCAGTCATGTGGAATGACTGCTGTTGCACATCTTCAAAGATAAACAACATTCCACTATTTACGTCCAAACTTTCACGGAACATTAAACCTAAGTTGAAATCTCTAATATTATCTGGGATTTCAATATTAAGGGGTAAGGTAATAAACTCGGTTGACTCGTTCATTTTCTTCTTAGGTTTATCAGTTGAAACGTATGTGGGTTTTGCTGCTCCTGTCTTTTGTGGTTGACCAGGATCAGCAGCTCTTTTTCTTCTCTGAGCAGATTCTCTCTCAGATTTACTCATACTTGCTCTTTTAGCAGAAGAAACACATTTTGGTGTTGACTTCTGACCTGGTTGTCGAGCACATGGTTTGCCTGATACGACTTGAACCCAACCTGGTTTTCCACCCTTCGATCTTGATTTGCCAAACCAATCACGAAGACTTTCTTCACTCATGCCATTACCACCATTACCATTACCACCATTACCATTTCCATTACCGTTACCATTTTTTTTGGTTTCGGTATTATCATCAACGGAGTGACCATTTTCTTTACGAAGCATTCCAGCACGACCAACCACTTTAAATCCTTTAGGGATTGGTTTACACTTTTTATCGGTGTAACAGTAGTATTGACCTTCTGGGCAACGTCCGTTTTTCATATTGGTAATAGATCACAAATATATTTATAATCCTACAATGGTAAGAGGGTCACTGAATACAGTTGCTACTCCAGTGGTAGTATCCAGTTGAACCCTGTTACTTTCATAGTTTAAACGTGTCATATTTCCCAAGTCAGTCCCGTCACTAGAAATACCAACTTGACTAGATCCGTTTACTGAACTTAAAAGTCTAGGCATTAGTTTGCAGTCTCCAAAACTGAGAGAAGAATTTTGAGTGTTGTCCCTGCACCAGCACTTGCCGTAAATGAATCATTAGTTTCTAAAACTAATTTTCCGTCCAAAGGAATATATGCATCATTTACAGGAACATTTGCTGCATTGATGATTTCTGTTTCTGTTCCAGATCTTACATGCTTACATGTAACTGTAGTAGCTGAAGCACCATAGTTGGTGATATGAGCATACAAAATTATACCAGTATAACCTGCAGGAGCAGTATAGATTGTTTGGTCATCCGTCGTCAAAATTGCAGTTTCAGTTTGAAATCTGTTAAGTGCTAATTGTGCCATTTAACTGAGTGCTAAGATAAAGGGTGTTATTTCTGAGAACAAACTCTTGGAAAA